TCACGTCGCGCCGCCTTGCTCAGTGACGCGCGCGTTGATCGTGCCGGACGAGCCGCCGAACCCATCATAGGCCGGGTCGCTAATCGACGGGGGTGGGGGCGGTGCATAGATCCCGGTCAGATCGCCCCAGGCGAGACCTTCCGTGTTGCTCACCTTGACGAGCTGGAACACGCCGCCATGCAGGTTCATTTCGTCATAATTGTGCTTTGACGTGATCTCGATGCCGTTGGCGTACTTGATATAGACCGCCGCCGGTCCGTATTGGACAATGTCGACGAACCAGCCGTCGCGGTAGGCGGACGGGGTGAACTCGACATATTTCTCGGTCGCCGCATCCATGCGGACGATGAAATTCAGGTCCGCATCCTGCAGAGTGTAGTCGGTGGTGACAGTCTTGACGGGCCGGCCGCCGATGACGACCGCCGTCGCCTGTTGCGCCGCTTCTTCCGCGCGCCGTCGATCCTCCGCGGCGCTCGCCGCCGCATCGATCAGGGCGGCATGCGATACGCTGACCAGAACATTGCCCGTCTCGTCGAAGCCGAGCAGCTTGTCGGCGCGGTCCGTCGCCACCGGTGCGTTGCCCACGGATTCACCGGGCGGCATCAGGATGGCACGGCCCAACAGGCCGTTCATGTAGATGTCGCGCGCCGCCGCCCGGTCCAGCGCGTCCGTCACCACCTCCGGCAGATAGGGCGCCTGGTTGCTGAACGCGATCTGCTGCTTGAACGAGGGCGAGGCGAGGATGAACAGCGGATCGCCCGCCGCCGGCGGCGCCGCGAAGCGCACCGTGCCGCCCTGGCTGCCGGGGACCACGCTGTAAAGCCCCGGATCGACGATGGCGCTGCTCCCGTCCGCGGCGATGCGCGCCACCTCGAGGCCGGCGACCCCCTCGGTCAGGAACATGTCGAAGCCGAACGGGAAGTCGGTGACGATGCCGTCGGGATAATAGGGCCCGGCGTGGGATTGGGTGTTGGAGATCGGCATGGCAACTCTTCCTTGAATCGGGATCAGCCTAGGGTGGGGGCGGGGATTGCCGCCAAGCATTTCGGCGGGCCGTTTCCGCTCGGCACGCCCGGAAAATCCGGGATCGAGGGCCGGCACGGCTCCGGCCAGCCGGGCGCGCGCCGCGCCGGATCGGCACGGATCAGCGCGTGACCTTGGTGCCCGTCCTCTGCCATTTCTGGGGATCGTGCCATTGCGAGAACTGCTTGGCCCCGCCGAGCACCGTGTCCGCCGTGTCGAAGGCCGCGTCCAGCATCGTGCTGCGCGCCGCGGCGCGGTTCGCCGCCGCGTCGGCGTGGGCGCCCCAGCTTTCGACGTCGAAACCCTTGATCTGGTTCGCGCGGTCGTGGCGCTGCTGGTCCAGCGCGTCCTGGCCGAGCATCGCGATATCGCCCTGCGCCTGCGCGGCGGATCCGTAGCCCGGGTCGATGCCGGCCGCCGCGGCCGCGGCGCGCTGCGCGCCGAGCTGCTGCGCCGTCCTGCGCTGCAGATCGCGATCGGCGAGCTGGCCTTGCGTGATCGCATCCTTCGCCTGCTCGCTGGCCAGCCTTGCGCGCTGGTCCGCCATGCTCGCGGCGAAGCGCTGCTGCCCCGCCTTGGCGAGGCCGGCGGTCAGCGCGCTCGCCGCGCTGACCGCGGTGGAGGCGATGATCAGGGCTGCGGGCGGGCACATCAGCGCCGCCTCCGGAACGCGTGGAAGGGGTGGTTGCCGATCATGTGCACCTCCGGTTCGATGGTGAAGCCCCATTTCCCGAGCAGCCGGATCGCCGCGCGGTTGCCCTGGGAGACGATGTTGTCGAGCCGCGCGAAATCGGCGTGCATCCGGTCGAGGAACGCCGGCCCGAAGCGCAGCAGCGCGCGCCCGTGGCGCATCACCGCGTCCGATCCCAGGAACCAGGGCAGGCCGCGTCCTTCGAGCGCGCAGCGCGGCGAGACGCCGAACATCGCCTGCGGCTCGCCGTCGATCCGCGCCGTCCAGGCGATGGTCGCGCCGCGGAGGCCGATCGCCAGCGCAGCCTCCGGGCTGTGGCCGAGCGCCGCGCATTCCAGGCGGTCGATCGCCCGCATCCGCGCGGCGATCGGCGCGATGTGGGCCGGGGCGGCCTCGATGATCGAAAGCGTCGTCATGCGTCCTCCGTCACGATCGGATCGAGGAAGGCGGCGGTGAGGGTGAAGGGCAGCGGATAGCTCTGCCGCACGACCACGGAGGATTGGTTCGCCGTCGCCGGCTCCATGTCCACCTCCACATCCTCGCTGAGCAGCCGCGCCGGCGCGCCCCATGGCTCGTCGAGGCGCGGCTTCACCTCATAGAGGCTGCCCTCGTCCGGCCCGGCAAGGAGGCCGCGGCTGTTGACGACGCGCAGCACCGCCTTGCCCACCATCTGCCGCTTGCCCATGTTGGTGCCGTCGATGGCGAAGCTCAGCGGCAGCGTCTCCACCGTCGCCGTGTAGGGGATGCCGGCGTGCACGATGCGCGCCGGCACCGGCAGCACCGCCTTGCCGCCGGTGACGACGAGCCCGTCCTGCACATGGCCGTCGGCGAGCGCGCAGATGGTGCGGCCTTCCAGATGATGGAGGTTGGCGAGTGTCCGGGTCGGCTCCTCGAACGCATAGGAAACCGCGCAATCGAGGAAGCAGGCATTGGCCGCATCCTCCCAGCTCGGCGAGGCCATGCGTTCGAGGAAGCGCTTCTCGCCGTCGGGATGCGCGCGCCGGACGACGAGGTAGAGCCGGTCCTCGGTCCGCGCGCTGCCGGCGTCGACGATCTCCGAGATGACGTACAGCTGCTCGACGAAGCCGTCCGTCTCGCACAGCGTCCAGCCCCACACCTGCTGCTCGGCCTCCCAGGTGAAGCAGAGCAGCTTGCCGTCGCTGCGCGCCGCCCAGATGCAGGAGAGCGGATCCTGCGCATAGGCCCAGGAGACGATGTCGAGATTGCGGAACAGATGCGGCGAGAAGATCGCGATGTCGTTCGATGAATAGCCGTCGATGTCGAACTGGAAGCCGATCGCGCGCACCGATGTGCCCACTTTCGGCTTGAAGAAGACGGTGCTGTCCACCACCAGCGGGTTGAGGCGCGAGGATCCGCGGCCCGCCTGCTTGCGCGTGATGATCTGCGTGGCGGAAAGATAGCCTGCGTCGCTGCCGCCGTTCACCTTGATGAGCCCGTCGGAGGTGAGCAGCAGGAGATCGGTGAAGGAGACCAGCTGGTTCACCGAATTCACCTTCTGCCCCACGGCGAGGAAGGAGAGGGCGTCATCCGCCTTGAGCGGGCGGGAGGTGTCGAAATTCTCGAAATCGGCCGATTGCGATCCCCACACCCCGTTGGGCTTGTTGCGCGTCCGCCCCAGCATCAGCCGCTGCTCGTGGAAGGTCACGGTGGAAGGCTGGTCGTTCGCCGTCGCGAACGGGTTCTCGCCCTTGGGCGGTCCGTCGGTCAGGTCCGGGCCGATATTGTCGTCGCGGAACTCGAGGTCGGTCGTCGCCCCGATATAGCCGAAGTCGCCGTTGCTGTCCGCGGCATAGACGCGATAGCGTTCGGCACCGGGCACCGCCGCCCAGCTCAGCGTGTTGTAGTTCCGCTTCAGGCTGAGGTCGTTGAGCGCGGTCACCTCGGCCGAGGCGCGGCTTTCCTGCCCGCTGTCGTCGTCGAGCGCGGTCACCACGTAGCGGCGATATTGCGGGAAATAATTGTTGCTCTCATTTTCGGAATCGACGTTGTTGATCGTCGCGATCACCGCCACGCTCGCCGGTACGGCGAGCGTCGGGCCGAAGCTGACCGTGATGAACGACCAGTCGGTATGGCCGCCGCGCACCAGCTTGGTGACCGGATAGTTGAGATGCGCCAGGTACATGGTGTCCGCCGTCTGCTCGTGGTCGAGCTCGGCGAGATCGACCGCGTTGTACGGCGAGCCGACGCGATAGAGCCGGGAAACGCCCATCAGGGATATGCTCCATGGGAGGGAAGCTGGCGTCCGCCGCCACCGCCGACGATCGGCGGCCTGGGCGGTGGCACCACGGGAGGGACCTCGGGATCGGGCGGCGGCGGGGCCGGCGCCTCGGTGCGGGTGATGCCGCCGGCGGCACCGGTGAACGCGCCGAAGCCGGTGCCGTCGACATCGATCGTGAAATGGTCGGCGTCGATCGCGGCGAGCACGCGGAAGGTGCGGCCGTTGAGCTCGGTCATGCCCTCGACGCCCTGGAAATACACGTCGTCGCCGGCCGCGAAGCCGTGGAACGGCGCCTCGATCGTCACCGGATGGGATCGGGTGGCGCCGGTGATCGCCAGCTCCTCCTCCAGGACGATGCCGCCGAGCGCCGCGGGCCGCATATAGCCCTGGCCCATTTCCAGCACATAGGTCTGCTCGATCGAGAATTCGAAGGGCAGCAGCCGCACCGGCCTGGCGAGGTCGCTCTCGCGCACCTCCATCACGAGGCGCGTGCCCATCCGCATCTGCACGCCGCCATATTTGAGGATCACGACGTTGGTCGCCTGCTTGAGCCCCGCATTATAGGCCGCCACGTCGATGCGGCCGTGCAGCTCGGGCGAGATCACGCCCTTGGAGAAGTTGAACAGGCCGGCGCGCAGGCTCATAGCCAGGCTCCCCGCGCGCGTGCCGTGTCGGAGACATAGCCGGTCCGGTCGTGCGGCGACCGGTTGAGATCCTGCGCCATGGCGCGTTGGCGGGCGGTCTCGCTCGCCTTGATGAGGTCGCCCTGACGCGCGCGGTTCTTGATCAGCGGCATTACGATCCGCGCCGCGAGGTCGAGCGAGAGCGCACGCACGAAGCTCTGCGGGAAGCGGTCCTCGCCCACTCCGGCGCGGCTGTAGGCGAGCACGGCGTTCGGCTGGTCGGCGTAGAGGATCCCCGCCTCGATCGCATAGGGGATGCGCGTCGCCTCGGCGCCGGGGTGAATGCAGGGGGCGGGCCGCTGCCCGACGGTTGCGAAGGCGCCTGCGGCCAGCGCCGGATTCTGCGGCGGCAGCAGGCGGCGCGGATAGAGCATGTCGCTGGGCACCGCATAGGCATGCGCCCATTCGCTCGGCCGATCGTTGGCGATCGCCGCCAGCGCTACGCGCTTCGCCAGGAACTCCCAGTCGTGGAATTCCATCAGCTCGTCGCGCGCGGCAGGATAATGCTCGCGGCATTTCGCGGCGGCGAGCGATTGCTCGTCGAGCGAGGCGATGGATTTGCTGGGAATCTCGACGAGCGCGAGATTGCAGATGGAGATGATCGACTGGGCCATGGCAGGAAGCTGCCATTGCCCGGGGGATTGCCGCTACCGTTGCAGGTCCGATTCGCGTCCGTCTGGCGGCGGCGGCGGCGGCGGGGCGAGGATGATCGGCGGGCTCGTATCAACGCCGGCCGATCGCGCGGATGCCTCTTCGGCGGGCGGGGCCGTGTCTCTTCCGGCGCCTGCCTCTTCGGTTTCGTTGTCTTCGCTCCAGCCGGTCGTCCCGCCGGCTTCGGCAAGATCGAGGGGCGGCGTCTCGTTGATCTCAGCGGCGTGCTGGCGCAAAGGCGGCGCGGCAGGCCCGGCGGGGTCCGCCGCCATCATCGGGGACAAGGGCATCGCGGACAACGGCGTCTCGGGTGCGATGCTCGGCCCGGCCAAAGGCTCCAGCGCCGGATCCGGCGCGACGCCGTCCAGCGCGGCGAGCGGGGAGGGGGCGGCGGGATGCGGCGTGGTCGGCGGCAGCATCAGCGCGGTAAGGAGGGCGACCCCCGCCGCCGCGCCGCCGGCCTTGGCCGCGCGCTGTGCCTGTGCGCCTTGCAT